CAGCAGTTGATCCTGATCGTGTCACGCGGCACCAACGCAGGGGCGGGGGCGGCGTTCGCCAGCAATGAGCAACTACTGGAACTCATCACCGAGATGGAGGGCGCTATTGCCCAGATGCAGAACGGTGGTCAGAGCGTATTCAGAAACGCCTACAAGCAGATGGGCACAGCAACACTGAAGGGTATGCCCGAGGTATACGCAGCATTTGGCAGGGCGGACGCTGGCAAGCTCCGCCAAGCAAGGGCCGCACTCAACACTGGGGCGCGGCGGTCCTTTGTGCCAGGCATGAAGGAGTGGGCAGACAGGTTCCGGGACGCATCGGGGACGCTCAAGAGCGGGATGCAGCGGACGTTAGTCGAAGCACAACTGAACGGCTGGAATCAGCGCCAGATAGCAGAGCGGTTCCTGGCTCAGCCTGAGTTCCAGTTCAAGAACCTACCGGCCTTGGGAACGCGAGGCGAACGGATCTTCACGGTGGGCGGCACTCTGAGCCCATCTGATGCACTCATTCGCAGGGCGCATGTCATCGCAAGGACCGAACTCAACGCAGTCATCAACCGATTCAACACCACACATTCCGAAGCTCACGGGTTTACGTTGTTCCGTAACGTCAACATGGACCCCGTAGCAGACCAGTGCAAGGCAGCCAACAACGCCGGGGCCATGACGCTCAGAGAGTGGGACGCCGGTCTAGGCAGACCACCAAGGCACCCCAACTGCGACTCGACGCTGGCCCCGGTTCCCGATGACTTTGACGAGGATGAGCTTGACAACGAGCAACGCGCTCAAGCCGAGCGTGAAGAACGAAAGAGGAGCAACAGAGGCCCGAGATTACCGGGCTAAAGGAGACTACATGGGCGAGGAGCCTACGAAACCGGCAGAGGTAGAACCGACGCCAACCCCGACACCTGAACCGAAGCCCGAGAAGAGCTACAGCCAGGCGGACGTGGACGCAATCACCGAGAAAGTGCGGAAGGGCCTCACGACGAAGCTAACCGCAAAGGAAACAGAACTCGAAGGGCTGAAGACGGCAAACCTCTCCGAACAGGAGAAGGCGCTTGAGGACGCCAAGAACGAGGGCCGCGCCGAGAAGGATGCGGAACTCACGGCGTACAAGCGCACATCCACCATCGAGCGACTTCTGGCCGCCAGAGGTGTCACCAATGCCGAGCAGGTTGCACGGCTGATCGACGCCGACGCGGACCCCGAAGAGGGAGTACGGAAGCTCGCCGATGAAATGCCGCAGCTCTTCACATCAACCAAGGTCGGCGGTGGAGGCGGTCGAAGCCTCACACCTGAAGGCGGTCAAGCCATGAGCGAAGAGTACGTGAACGAGATGGTCCAGAAGAATGGACCCGGCTGGCTAACAGTCGAACGGCTCGCCAAGCTCAAGCAACACCGCGCTGAGAACCAAGGATCAATCCGCCGACTCAACTAAGGAGTGTGGATTAATTGTCAGCAGGAACAGGCTGGACACACACCGGGTTACTCTCCACGGCTGGACATCTGCCCGACGCATGGGGTGCCGAGATTGCTCTCGACCTCCCCAACAAGTCGGTTATGATGCCGCTGGTGGAAGCCTATTCGATGGCACCCGGTGACTCAATGTATCTGCCCAAGATGGGCGCAAGAACGGTAACGGCTCGTGTTCGTGGATCGGCTCAGGATGAAGGGGAAGCCATCGTCTTTTCGGCTCTCTCCGACACGCAGGGCACGTTCACCAAGCGGGCAGCTTATGACGGGATGGCTTATGACTATCTCGCCATCAACGACCTCGGACCGGAGCGGCTCGCCGCATCGGTCAACGCCCACAAGGACCAGGCGGTTCGGGCAATGGCCAACGATGTTGACGGGCAACTACTGAGCCTCTACGCCTCGGCAACGTATAACGTCGGCGGTAATACGTCTGACTTCGCGGCATCTGATCTCGCGGAAGGCGTCAGGCGGCTCCAGGTAGCCAATGCCCCGCCCCCGTACTACTGCGTGCTTCCCGCTACCCAGTGGGATCATCTCGCGGCTGACTCCAGCATTGTGCAGAGCCAGATTCGCGGGGACGCCGTCATTCCGTCGAACGCCGGACTCACCGATGGGTTCAACTATCACGGCGTGAAGATCTACACCACGGGCAACGTGCCTGTCGCAGACAATGTGGCGCACGGGCTCGTATTCTCCAGCGCGGGCATCAAGCTCATCATGCGCTCGGCCCCAACCATCAAGGACTGGGACGATCCCGATACCATGTCGATGAAGACCATCATCTGGCAGGACTTCGCCTACGTGAACACGTTTGCGGACTGGATCGTTGACTTCCAGACCATCGACACCTAGAAAGGGGTGATTCTACTTGAAGAAGTTTAGTTTGATTCTGACGGTGGCTGCCCTGCTCATAGGGTCGGTCGTCGCCAATGCTGCCATCAAGCGCGAGTATCTGGACCTTGGCGTTACGGCTGCCATGGATGCAAGCACCATTGACACAACCAGTGTCCTGGCGCTACCCGCTAACATGGTCTTCACCGTGGATGCCGTTCAGGAGGACAGTGAGCCGGCGGTTTGGCTGGCGTGGTCATACACATCTGCCAGCCTTGACTCGTTCGCCGTCATCCTTGATTGGTACGGCCCTGGTGGGAACATCTGGGCAAGTACGACCGTTGCGGCTGCCGCTTTCACGAGCGGCGCGGTTAACACCAACCTGGCGATTGCTCCCGGATTCCCACCGTATGCGGTGCGGGTTCGAATGAACAACATGGACTCAACCGCTGCGGCGACAACTCTCACCTACGCCTACCTTGTTTTCCTGGTAGACGACTCGAACTAGCGAGGAGCTAAATTGAGGTACAACCAAGAACCAGCGACCCCCCCGGTTGTCGTCTGGATCGTGAACCCCGATGGCCGTGTTATCGACATGGAAGAACACTGGCCCCCGGTGGAATGCGCCAGAACAGGACGAGATGGGTGGAAGCTGGCAACGGATGAGCAGATTACCGAGGCCAAAGCGGAGCGCGAAGAACGCGGCGCCGTGCTAGAAGCACGTCAGGCCAAGCGGCAAGCTGCAACCGAGGTTGCCAAGGACATGGCAGCCGCAGCGAGTACCCTGGTGGAGGGGGAGGCAAAAGCCTCCCCCCGTCGCCGGGGCAAAAAGAAAGGTGATGCCGAGTGAGAAAGCTCATAGCGTGGGGCCTCGTGGCGAGTGCCGCGCTGTGCCTCTCACAACTAGCGTGGGCAGGATCGCCCACATCGCAGGGTGTGAAGCGTGCCGGGGACATCCTGGAGGTTAGGATCGTTGGAAGCCTTGCCGGGTCAGCGGTGGACAGTATCACCATCGACCTGAAAGGCGCTCGATGGTCTACCACCACCGCTACTGAGGGCCTTGCAGTCCTGGTTGCCAACGTGGACTCTGACATCGACTCCATGACCGTGGAGGCTGAAGCCTTGGCGCATACGAGCGTCACCACGGCAACGGGCACCCTGACAGCCGCCCAACTAGACGGAACGGTTCAGGTGGCATCTAACGCCACGGTGTTCGGACGGTACTGGCAGATCATCATGACCAACCTATCGTCTGACAGCACCGACACCTACGATGTGCGGATACAGGTACCGGCGAGATAGATGGCCTACACATCCACCACCCTGGTCATCAACGAGCTTGGGACGAACTACGACAACGCTGACGACCTCACCACCGCTCATATCACGGCGTTCATCGCCAAGGCTGACAGTGAGATCAACGACGCGGCGTATCAGTTCTTCAACCCGTTCAACGCCTACGACTCGCTGCTCACCGATACCACGGATGTCTACACCACACCCGGGGTGATTGCGGAGTGTTCCAAGAACCTCACGGTTGCAAGGAGTCTCGGTCAGCTCAGGGCGAAGAAGGGCAACACCAGCCATTCGGACACCATCGAGTGGTACTGGGGTCTGGGCCAGGAAACGCTGGCCGCGCTAGCCGCGCTACGTGGTGGGATGAACATGGCACCGTCAACCTGGCGCTCGTTCTCGCTGACGTTCGGGGACTCCGACCCGGGCTTCGAGCTTGACGCTAACCAGAGCTTCGTCAACCCGAATGCTATGGACTCTGGCGACCCGGTGCACATCCTGGCTGACACGGCAACGGTAGCGTCTGCGACGGGGATCACCAACCCGGCGCAGTTGAGGCTGGGCAGTGACTACTCGGTGAAGTGGAGCAAGGAGTGGCGGAATTGGGTGTTCACGCGCAAACGCTGACGTTCAAGTGGGACTATCGGAAAGACTACGCTGATGAGCCTCACGGGGTGACTCACATCTATGCCGGTTAAGTTCAACGGCATGGACAAGGTGCAGCGCAAGTTCGCTCAGTTGGCGGCTGACTTCCACACCCTGCCGAGCGACAAGAGCCAGAACCCGATCGGGATCTGGGAAACGAAGTACGGGAAGCGGGGCGAGAAGGCCAAGCGCCCCACCGTAGCCAAGGCGGGCCAGTACCGGGGGAACCGCTGGCCGGGTCTGAAGATCCAGTACAAGCGTAAGACTGACGGGAAGGTGGTCCCGGTATGGGGCGGAGTGCGCCGGCTCAGGAAGGGCACCGTGACCAACGCCACGGGAACCGGGGAGCGTAGGAAAGCCTCTGGGCCCGCCATCGTCAAGAAGGGTCAGACCTTCACGGGCAAGAACGTACTCGGGAAGCTCAAGAGCGACGGCCACCGGTACAAGCGCAGTGATAAGCAGATGGGCAACACGCAGGGCCGCATCGGGCTCTTGCAGTCTTGGTTTGCGCCAACAGGGAAGCTCACCCAGAACGGCAAGCGCTTGACAAAGACCACCAACGAGCCCCACGCAGCGAAGGCCGCAGCGTTGAGGCCGTTTCATTGGGGGAGAGGCATTGCGAATCTGGAACGCCATGAGCTTGAGCGTATTGCTGCTAAGTGGCTGTCTGCTCGACTCAGGAAGTCGGCCTGATGTGGCTAGTAGAACCATCATCCTGCGCCCAAACGCAGACGGTGGGCTCACCGAGATCAGCGGCGGCGGCGGGTGGGTTGACATCGACGAGGCCACCGCAGATGACGATAGCTCCTACGTATCAAGCTCCCAGAGCCAGTTCACCATGCTATCCAGAACCGAACTGTTCGGACTCACCAACCCAGCGGGGTCCGTGGGGACGATTGCCAGTATCACTGTCTATGCAAGAGCCAAGGAAACCGCGCCAGCCGGTCGGCTTGGCATCGGGCTTCAGCTTCCGAATGATGGTGAGTCCACACTCTACAACCTCACCAGTTCCTACGCCAACTACTCCCACACCAGCACCACATCCCCCACCACCGGGGTTGCGTGGACATGGGAGGAACTTGACGCACTACAAGCAGGGCTCGTCCACACCGTGCAGATCCCTGCCACTTCATCCACCATCAGAACCACACAGATGTACGTGGAGGTTACCTACACATTGAGCGATTGGAACGTAGCACCATCAAACGTATTCAGCTTCTCAGGTGATGCCGATACCGCCATCAAGGAATACCTTGAGAACACCACCATCACCGATAGCAACGTCTCAACGCTCATCACCTACCTAGAAGCCACGGTTGGAACCTATAGGGTTACACCTCTGGACGTGCCCAAGATGGACGAGAGCCTGAGTAAGCTGCCATTGGTCTACATCTGGACAACCGGGCTACGGGCTGAGTTCCGCGAAACCGATACCGAGCAGGTCAGCACCACCACGCGCATTCTAGTCTGGGCAGAGAACAACGACCCCGAGACTTCAGCCGACGAGGTGCAAAGCATCTGCGGTGCTATCGCATCAGCCCTGCAACAGACCGATAAGACCCAAGGTAGCGACTGGGCAGAGTTCTACAGCAACTACGGCGAGCCTGATGTGAGCGCGGCAGAGATCCAGTTCATTGATGTGGGCGATGATGTGGGCTACTGCCGTGGCGAGCTGACCGTGAACTGGGGGCACTACGCTGGCTAACTGGGCGTCAGACACCACCGCAGCCTTTGACTTCTTCAAGGACGCCCATGATGACCTCATCACCTACCTCAACAGCAGCGGAGCGCCCGACAACTTCACAACCTACTTCACCAACACCCTGACCAAACTACGACGCACCGTATTCCCGGTGCCGTATGAGGGCGACAGCAAGAGCAACTACCCGATCGCCCACGTGTGGCCGGTGAGCTTTGAAGCGTTCTGGACTACCGCAGGCGAGCGAGCGGTCAAGGTCAGCACCCGGATACTGGTGTGGGATGAGGATAACAACCCCGATGTCTCAGGGCTGGCCGTGAAGAACCTATGCGGGGCGCTGGCATCAGCGCTTCAGCAGACCCGAGACACCACGGGCAACAGTTGGGCAGATACGTACTGCAACTGGGGACAGCCCGAAGTCGATGTTAGCGACATTTCGTTTCAGGAAGATAACCAAGGACTGGCACAGGGGCAAGTGAATGTAACCTGGAGCCATAAGGAGTGAGCTAGTTTGTCCCTGCATGGAAGAAAACACCGTCTTGTCGTGTCCAGTACGAAACAGGACTCGACATCGCTAGAAACGGTGGATATCCAGTTCCGGCCTCAGAGCGGCCACAACCAGACGCCCAGCACAACCGAATACTACCGAGGGACGGACGAGACGGGCGGCGAGTCCCATCTTGAGGAGATCGCCCCCACCCCGGTAGCGGTGGATTACACCAAGTCATTCCAGCTTGCGGCTGATGATGTGTCAATGCTGCATCTGCCGTACTTCTGCACCCAAGGGTCAGCGGATACGGTGGGGCAGATCGATACTGACACCGCGATCTACGAACACATCTGGACCGGCCCACACACCAACGGAGCGGCCCTGTCATTCTCGATGGAGGATCAGGGCGACCCCGCAGCATCCGACACCGACATCAACCGCGACGTTCACAACCTCACGCCCAGAAGTGTGAGCATCAGTGGAGCCCGCCGTGGGGTCATGACGGTATCCGGGGAGCTCGCGGGTGGGTACGCCGTGGGCAACTCCGCCGGGCAGACTGCCGGGACGTTCCACAGGACCGATACGGTCAACGCGCAACTGTTCCACTTCGGGATGAGTCACGTGTTCACCGAGGCCGTGGATTATGGCGTCGGTGCTCTCTCCACGTTCTTCGATGGCGACCTCGGCACAGACACCAAGATTCTCGCGTTCTCGCACCTCGGCGGCACGCCGATCTCCCTGACCACGGCCCTGCAAGAAGTCAACATCGAGATGACGCAGGACCTTGATCTTCAGCGAAGCATGGCCCCGGGCAACACCACCGCAGCCTTTGCGGGATACGTGCCCACGGGTTCCGACTGGGTTTACGGGCAAGCCCAACAGCAGGTCGAGTGCGAGTTCGTGTTCAACCAGAACCACTCCGCAGGGACCAACCTTGTCGAGACTCTGCTCGCAGAGTACGAGGCCGGAACCCGGCGAAGCTGGGAATACTGGCTCGTCCACCCGGAGAACATCTCGGGAACCACCGACGGAGCACATCAGGGAATCAAGATCAGCATGTACCAGGCAACCCCGGTGAGCTGGGCAGAAGAGAACGACGGCTTCGGAGAGCGTTACGTGCGAGTGCGCTACCGCTGCGGCTGGAACACCTCCGATGACCTGGGCTGGCACTTCGCGGTTGCGTCACCCTTTGTCACCGCCATGGGCGCTGCCTAATGGGTATCGCAGTCTACCGCAAGAACGGTAAACGGATAGGCATGTGGGTGAACGGGGTATTCATCCCCAACGGGGACTTCATCCCCAACGGGGACTTCATCCCCAACGGGGACTTCATCCCCAACGGCAACTACACCAACGAGGACAGCGAACTCGTAGAGGAGCACGATGCGCCACGAGTACGAAAACGGAGACGCAAAGGAAGTGATGACGTTCAGGGACCCGGAGATACCGACCTACCTGGAAGTGATGGCGGAGCAGAAGGCGGCTAACATCGCCTTCTACAACAACACCGAGCTGGGCAGGAAGTATCTCGACGCCTCGAAAGAGTGGGACGAGATGAGCGCAGAGGATCGCATAGAGCGGGCCAAGACCATGCAGGCAGAGGCCAGCCATGATGACATGCGGGCGTTCTACCGCAAGGACATGGCGGGGCTGGAGCAGACGCTTGGGCTGCTGGAGAGTCTTGAGATAGACGGCTCCAAGCTGCTTGAGGACGTTCAGACCGCAGTACTCAGGAACCCCAGCCGACGCAGGGAACTCCAGAACGCCCACGCCAAGATGTTCGAGGATGACGGAGCCTGAGCGGCAGGCAAGGCACGAGGCGTATCTACAGTGGACGAAGGCTCTCAAGAAGGAGGGGGCCTGCCCTGCTCCGGGGTACAAGGACTGCTATAACTGCCCGCTTCGTGAGGACTACGAGCCCGAGGACCGGGCCGAGTTCTGTACCACCTCGTGTCCCTATGACGATCTCCCAACTCAATCACCAACCCCTTACCTGCTGGCTGAACTATGGGCTGATCTGCCCGATGTGTTCCTGGCAGACCACGCCCGGGGGATCGGCTTGAGGATGTGTCTGGAAGTGAGCCGGATCAAGAAGCACCGAGAGGACAAGCGCATGGCTGCATTGATGGGGGCGAAGCTACTTGGCTGAGACAGCGAAACTACGCCTTATAGTTGATGTCGAGAGCAAGAGCGCAGAGGACGCAACCCAGCGTCTAGCTCGCGGCATGGACAAAGTCGAGAGTGAGGCCAAGACTGCGGCCAAGGCCGTGGACAAGCTGGAGAAGGAAACCGACCAGCTAGGCAAAGAGGCCAAGCACAGACCACCAAGGAGATCAACAAGCAGGCCAAGGCCACGGGTGGCATGGCCTCTTCGATGAAGACCGCCGTGCTGGGCTTCGCGGCTGGCGTGGTGAGCGTCCAAGCGTTCAAGTCGATACTGATTGAGAGCGTCCAGGCATCGTTCGAGCATGAGCGGGCCATGCGGGCCACGGCCTTTGCTCTGGAGAACACGGGCGAGATAGCCAACATCTCGGTCAAGGGTATGGACGCATGGGCCGAAGCGTTGCAGCAGGCCACGGGCGTCTCGTCTGACTTCATTCTGCGCTCAACCAACTTGGCAATCACGATGGGCGCAAGCGCAGAAGTGGCGCAGAAGATGACCACGGCGGCGCTCGACTTCGCCGCAGCCACGGGCAGGGACGCCAACCAGGCCGTGAACCAGCTCGTCAAGACCTTGGGCGGGTACGCTGGAGAGCTTGCCGAGATTCTGCCACAGGTCAAGCAGCTCACCGCCTCACAGCTCAAGGCTGGTGAGGCGGCTGACATCATGGCGCAGCTCGTGGGCGGGGCGGCGCTGGACATGCGGCAGACTACGGCGGGCAGCTTCCAGGCCATGAAGGAAGACCTCGTAGACCTCAAGCAGGAAATCGGTAACGTTGTGGCTGATGTTGCCCAGGCCCCCCAGAAGAAGAACGTATTTCGCCTGCTCGCTGACGACTTGGCAGATTTCAATCGCGGGCTCAAAGAACTGGATGCTTCGGGGCTCGATGCTCTGACGATGCTGCTCCACCCCGCCTCGTTCGCCACGGCCCTGGACCTCGGGAAACAGACCAGGGCAACAGCGCGAGCCGATGCGTTTGACAGTGCTAGGCGGGCGCAGGTTGCAACCCCCGGGTTCCAACAGCCGCCCGGGCGAGCGCCATTCGCACCCGGCCCAGCCTTGGACCTATCCGACCCCGGCCAGCGCTTCACCAACATCCTCGACGAACTGAAGCTGCTCAAGTCCCGGGACGAGGACCCCATTGCGATCTTCCGGGAACTAGCCCGAGCGTACTCACCCGACGAAGCATTCAAGCTCGCCATAGTCACCAAGACACTGACCGAGGCCATTGAGCTTCGGATCAAGGCAGAGGGGCAAGCCAAGACAGCGGCAGAGGGGGTAGCGTTCGCAGGCCCGACTCAGGCGGACTTTGACCGGCAGGATAGGTTCGATGCGTTCGACGCTCAGTTCATGGACTTCATGGGGCCACCAGCACCTGGGTCCGACGAGTCCAAACGCCTTGAGAATTTGGAGAAAGAAAAGAAGCTCATAGTGGAGGCCGGCGAGAGTCGCAATGAGTTCTTAAAGCGAGAACACTCTGACATTCTTTCCCTTAGCACCACCGTCGGCGGCATGTTCATTGATGGCATCCGTGGGGCTCAGGAGTTGGGCGATACATTAACAAACATATTCAACGCAGTTATTGACTCATTAGCTGAGGCTGCGGCAAGGAAACTCGGCTTTGAGATTGCCGCCTTTGCGGTATCATTCATCCCCGGAGTTGGGCCGGTGGCGGGGGAGGTTGTGCGGACCGCTGGTAGAACAACAAGCCAATCCGATGACGGGACCACAATCCTCACCGAGAAGCAAGCCCAACGCGCCATTGCCCGATGGGTGCTCCCCGAGCAGCGCAAAGCTGACGCGAGGGGCCTGTGAGCTGGTATCTGTTCACCGCCAACCACACCGCTCACATCCAGCCCACGCTGACGGAGGGCACTGAGCTATCCGTCTTCCGGGTAGGGAACTGCCGCACCCCTGCTGTCAACGTGAGATCCCAGATCGTCGGGCATGTGGCC